TTTTATCCTCTAATAGTGTTGCATCTACATCTAACGGAAATGGATCTGTATCTGTAAGCAACAATGTGTCCGGCGGTTCGATGACGGGGACTGTCACCTTTCACCCGCCTGATCTAAGTGTTTACTATCAATCTGGTTCAGCAGCAACTCTTGGTTCCCTTGTAGTCGATGGCAGCATTGATAGCGGCGCCAATGACTATGCAGGTTACCGGTCAGATGGCACAAACATTGTTCTCAAGGGAGATGCATCTGGTAGAAGTGCTATTTTCTTCCAGTCTGAGAAAAACGGAACAAACATTAATCATCCAAGCGATTATGCATATATTCAATACCATCCCTATGGCATTGATGGAAGCACTGGTGAAGCAAACAAACTGGTTATCGGCGTTGCAAATGATTCGGATGACACTGTAGTACTGCAGTCTCCGTATGCAAATGGCGTCAAGATTTCATACAAGAATTCAACATCCGGCACTGGTGGAAGTGAATATACTGTCTGGCACGCTGGTAACGATGGTGCATCCTCTGGACTTGATGCGGATCTTTTAGATGGGCAACAAGGTTCTTATTACCTTAACTACAGCAACTTCACCAATACCCCGACAATCCCAACCAATAATAACCAACTTACTAATGGTGCTGGTTACCTTACAACTACAGATAAGGGGGCTGGTGGATATACTATTTACGGTTCTACCTCCAGTTCAAACCATAATTTGCGTATTGGAAATGCTAGCACTAGTGGATTAAATTATATCAACTCGTATTATGGTCCATTAGAACTTGATATTGTTGGGTATGATGGTACTGAATATATAGATATTCGTACTCTAAACAGAACATGTCTTAGAGCAACTGCTTCAAGTTTTACATATCCATATTCTATTCAACTTTATTCAAATGAATCGTTAAAACTACAAACTGTTCCTGCTGGTATTGAAGTAGTAGGAACAACTGATACTGATCAATTAATTGTATCTGGTATTGCAACCATTTCTAGTCTAACTTATCCGTCCTCTGATGGCACTAATGGGCAAGTTTTGACTACAAATGGTAGTGGAACATTATCATTTACAACAGTTAGTGGTGGAGGAGGAGTTTCTGACGGCGATAAAGGAGACATAACAGTATCGGCATCTGGTGCAACATGGACTATTGATAATGATGCGGTTACTTATGCTAAGATGCAAAATGTTACTACGGCAAATCGCGTTCTTGGCAGCACTAGTGCTGGTGGAATAATAACAGAACTACAAGTTTCAACTAATATGATTGCTGATGCTGCAGTTACTTCATCTAAGTTGGAAAATACTGCAGTAACTGCTGGTTCATATACTAGTGCTAATATTACAGTGGACGCTCAAGGACGTATTACCGCAGCTTCTAATGGAAGTGGTGGCGGCGGAGGTGGTGGTAGCAGTGCATTAAGTACACTTGCTTTTTTAAATTCTTAATAAATATTTTTAACAGGAGAAACACTATAAAGAATGGCTAATCCAAATATAATAAATGCAACAAGTATCTACGGAAAATCGGCTGGTCTTGCACTTGGAACTTCTGGTTCTGCAATAGTATCAAATCCGGCATCTAGTGGAAAAATTATTAAAATTAATACTTTAACCGTTGCTAACATCGATGGAACGAATGCTGCCGATGTTACAGCATATGTGAACAAAGCTGGTGTTAACTATCAACTTGCATGGACTGTATCAGTTCCTGCTGATGCAACTCTTGTTTTAATTTCAAAAGATACTTCAATATATCTTGAAGAAAATAATACATTATACTTATATGCAAGCGCAACTTTGGATCTGCAAGCATTCTGTTCTTATGAAGAAATTAGTTAATTATGGGATTTTATACTAAAAATGGTGGTTTAATTGGATTTGGTAATATAAGTGAAAAAAGAGGAGTTTATGATTTAATTGCATCACAAGTTATCGGTGATGCGCTATATTCATTTACTAGTTTCACATTTACTAGTGCAGGAGTAAGTGGATATCAAGGACCAACTCTTGCTCAGTGTCAAAGTGCATATTCTGGTGCTGTATTTTTGACATCTTATTTTTCTGTAAGTGGTGGAATACAGCAATGGACTGCTCCGGAAACTGGCACATATGAAATAGAGTTGAGAGGTGGAAGTGGTGGAGGTAATACGACAGGTACTTATAATCCACGTGATCCTGGACAGGGAGCACTTATCATAACAAGAGTTAACTTGACAAAAGGAACAGTTTATAATATTGTTGTTGGACAAACACCAACTGGTGCGGTATCTAAAAATGGATCTGCCGGTGGTGGAGGAACTTGGATTTATACTGGTTCTATTGGAGGTTCTGGTTTAATTGCCGTTGCTGGTGGTGGAGGAGGATGGGGACATGGAAATAGCACCAGCAATGGTGGTAACGGATTGGGTGGAAATAATAATTCTAATGGTGATAGTAGACGAGTTGCTGTAAATACTATTATTAATGGAAGAACTGGTAATGGTACTGGATCTACTAACGGTATTGGGTATGGTGGTGGACTTTCTACAACAGGAAGTTTTGGTGGTTCTGCTGGCGGTGCTGGTTGGTTGAGTGATGGTTCTGACCTTGCTAATCAAGCAGACGGTGGTCATAGTTCCGGAACTCCCAATTGGCAAGGTGGTACTTCTACTGACACTACTGCTCTATATGGGGGATTTGGGGGTGGTGGAGGATCTAACGGAAATGGTGAAGGCGGCGGTGGCGGCGGCGGATATACTGGTGGTCCTGCTGGTAATGATTGGTCAGGTAGTACTTGGGGAAATGCTGGCGGAGGAGGATCTTATTGGACTGGAACACTTGTCTCTGCTACTGCAGGTGCTGATGGAGGAACTGGTGGTCATCTTAGAGCGAATGCAACAAATGGATATGCAAAAATTACTAGAGTATAGAGGTAGTATAAAATGAGAAGAAATTCAGGAATTATTGGTCAAAAACAACAAATATCTTTAACTAGTGCATCTGGTATACATGAAATTTTTGATAATTATAATGGGGAAATAGATGGTAAATGGCCAATAGTTAAGAAAGTTACAACTATATCTAATAGTAATGGTACAACTTTTCCTGAAGGTTCTACTTCAACTTTTAGTATAACTACAGAAGGATTTAATAATGGTGATATTGTTTATTGGACTATTGCTAATGTATCTGGTACTTCTTTGTCAGCAGCTGATTTTGATCTGGGATTAAGTGGAAGTATTACTATAACTAATAATACTACTAGTGTTGCTATCAAACCGACTGCTGATGGACTTGCTGAAAATAATGTTGTTAAATTGCAAATAAGACTAGGTTCAACATCTGGTCTAGTTTTAAATGAAACTGCTAATTTGACTGTAACTGATGCCGCACTTCCTGTCGGAACTGATATTACAACATCTTTCTACGAAATAAGCAATAGATTTATTAATTCGCAATCATATATGGGAACTACTAGTGACTATAATGGTCCATATGATGTTGGTCAAGTTCAAACTGATTTTACTGGTACGGGAAGAGTTTATATTGGAGTAAAAGTAACAGCATCAACCACTTTTTATAATGATATTCCAATCGCTGGTGTTCAGGTTATATCTGGAACTACTCTTGTAGCATCTTGGATCTTTAATACTAGTACTGGAGGTAGTGGTTCTGCATGGCAGACCTATACATCACAAATTGGTGGAACTTCTACTCAAGGTTTTCCTGTGACACCCGCAACGGCATCTGGTTATACCTATAGCAATATAACAACTGGTACTGGCACTGGTAAATTTACTTGGGCAACAGGCACTGGTTCAAGTTATACAGGTGCTGCAGATGGTATTGGTAATACATATAAATTATCTGCAGATGGTGGATTTAATACTCTCGCAACTGTAGGCAATGGAACAATTTCACAATCATCTGCCACTTATTATGCATATCGTGAGACAAGTGGGTCTGTACGATATTCTGGAACTGTTATGAGGAGTCCTACATACACTTTTAGTGGTGGAGAATATATAAGAGTTATTCATGCTCTTACGGGTCCTACCAGTATGGCTTCAACAATGAATGGAACTGATAGTTTATATGTTGCTGTTTATTAAGGAGATTTAAAATGCTTTATTCATACAAAGAACAATATCCAGGACCATTACCAGAAAGAATTCGTCTTTCTGATGGTAGCACGAGAACAGATTCTTCTACATTTACTGAAGAAGAACTCACTGATGCGGGGTATGTTGCTGCAGGAGATTCGCCACCTTTTGATGGTGATACTCAAAAGGTAGTTTGGAATGGTGTTGCATGGGAAGTTGTTTCATTAACCGCAGAAGAAATTAATTCTAGAACGGCAGAACTCTGGACAGAAGTTAGAGAAACTAGGGATTTAAAGATTAATGAAGTTGAATGGAGAGTTATGAGAAATTTGAGTGAAACTAGACTGGGTATTACTACTACAACTGATAGTATTTCTGATTTAGACACATACATTCAGGCACTCAGGGATATTACATCTTCCACAACAAATCCATTAGAAGTTGTTTGGCCAACACTTGAAGAATTGAATTCTGGTGGAGATAGTTCAACTTCATGATATTATATGATATAATATTGGATAATATAGAGTCATCTAAATAAATCATTATGGTTCTTACAGAAGATATGAATTTTACAATCTATTCAAAAGAAGACTGTCCATATTGTCATAAAGTTAAGACTGTTTTAGAGTTGACAGGTAGTAAATTTGTGGTGTATACTCTTGGAGAGGACTTTACCCGAGAGCAGTTTTATGCCGAATTTGGTGAAGGATCTACCTTTCCACAGGTACTTTGTGATGAGAAAAAACTAGGAGGCGCAGTTGATACAATCAAGTTTCTCAAAGAACAACAAGTTGTCGGATCCTGACATAAATAAAAATAACCACAGTAATCGTGGTGTTGAATTCATTCTTAATGGAGGAAAAAGAAAGCAGACACACCCATTCCACATCATCTTTGAGAAGATGGTTTGCTTTCTAAATCGGGAAGTAAACATCTACTTTGAGTTTTCCTTTAGCACAAGGAAGAAAAGTTTAGTTTCCCGGAGAAAGAAAAATGTTAGCAGTTAGTTTAGTTTTTGGTTCGTTTTTGACGATTTTGTTTCTCATAATGGGAGTGGTGATTGGATGGACTGCACGAGAATATATGATGAATTATCGAGAGATTCCAAAGTTGCATCCAGAATTCTACGATCAAAATGGAAATGTAATTCCTGATGAAGTTTTGGCAGTCTCATTTAATTCAGATTATTTTGATGATGAAGAGTATGATGATGAAATTAATGAATAAATAATAATGCCTGTGTGATTCGCAACTATCAGGTGAAAGGGTGCTTCGGCACCTTTTCTTGTATAAATATTATTGCGAATCACAACAGAGTAGATGTATTACACTTACGCATATTTGCGTGAAGATAAGACTCCTTATTATATTGGAAAGGGATCGGGAGATAGAGCTTATCAGAAACATATAAGAAATAACGGTCAAAATTTATTACCAAAAAATAAAGGTCAAATATTGATACTCAAAAGATTTGAAATAGAAGATGAAGCATATAAACACGAACAGTATTTGATTGCTTTATATGGAAGAAAATGTGACGGTGGAATTTTAGTTAATATGGTTCATGGTGGAAAAGGTGGAGCAAGAAAATATTTAACTAAAAAAGAAAAAGAAGATGCATTATTGAGGAATAAAATAAACGCTGCTAAAAAATTGAAAAGATGGAGAGAAGAAAACAGAGAAGAATTTAATAGAAAAACAAATGAAAGGAATGTAAAGAGAAGAGAAATTTTAAATGAGAGACAAAGAGAATATGCCAATAAAAATAGAGATAAAATAAATGAAAAACAGAGAGAATATAGGGAGAAAAATAGAGAAGAAGTTAGAAGGAAAGAAAGAGAATATTATGCTAAAAATAGAGATAGAATCCTTGAAAGAAAAAGAAAAAAGAAATCAATTGACTCCATAAACTAAATAGAGTATAATCATTATAGATTTTGAATATCATGACAACAGCACCGAAGAAGAAGACTACGACGACTAAGACGACAACGGCAAAAAAACCAAGTCCTATTCAAGAACTTCCGACTAATGCACTTGCCTTTGAAATTTTGGATCTTGTTTCGAGACAGAGATCAAATGCAAAAAAAGTAGAGGTTCTTAAAAAGTATGAACATCCTTCATTAAAAGCTATTT